TCGGCGGCGGTCGCGCCGATCTTGCAGCATTCGACCATCACGGGACCGTTGAAACCGCCCGCCTTCAGGCCTTGGAACACGGCGGCGAAGTCGACCTGACCGGCGCCAAATTGGATCATCACGTCGGGCTTGCGCTTGCCGGCGGCGTCGACGGCGACGGAGCAATCTTTCGCGCAGAAACCGGTGACGTGTTGGACGATGGGTTTCAGTTCTTCGACCGGGTCTTTGCCGGTGTAGTAGATGATGTTGCCGGCGTCGTACCAGATTTTGTCCTTGACGTTGTAGATGATCGCGTCGGAGCACTCGGTCTCCGTGCCGCGGGGATAAAAAAACCAAATCTCGTTAAAGCGTGGGACCTTGGTCGCCCAGACCTTCTGGCGCTGCTCAAAGTTAAGGTTGTCGAAGAGCCAGTTTATGTTCTTATCGTTTGGCACAACCTGCACCGACCCATTGTAGGAGTAGAATCGGTCCACGCCCATCCAGTAGTACACGCCGTCCATCTCCACCACGGAGTTCGAGGACATGATAGAGATTTGGCTGGAAATAATATCGTAGCGCCAGTAGATCGGCGCCGCGTTGACGAAGGAGACACGTATGAGGCTGTCCGTGGCCCAGAAGAGCCCCGAGGGGGACTGCGTGCCGCCCCGCACGGGGACACCCTTCACGATCTTGCTGGAGGCCATGTTGACCTTATTCGCGAGGGCGCCGTTCCAGTCCGTCAGCACCTGATTCGCGTAGGTGCTGTCGACGTTGTTGTTGGCGATGTACCCGTTGGAGCCGTACACGAAGATGAAGGGGTACAGCACGCACACCCCGCCGTCGACGGAGATGGGGTCCCCCGTGGGGGCGCTCCCGCCCGTGTCAAAGAGACCCGCGAACGTCCAGACCTGACCCGCACCGGGGAGGGTGTCCCCGACGAGTACCTGCGTCGCGACGCCGTTGTCGATGTTGGCAAGGTTCTGCCCCGGGTGCGTCAGCACCTTCAACGCCCCGCCGCTGGGCTCGTACTGCAGGTCAAACTGCCAGAGGTTGTTAGGGCTGGCCGCGAACTCGGTCAGTGTGGCGACGTAGGGCCCCGCCCCGATGCCCACGTTGGTGCTGGTCGTGAAGACGTCGAGGCCGTCGCTGTTGCCAATAAAAATGTAGTTCACCCCGTTGTAGGGGTTCGTGACCATGCCGCGCGGGATGCCGTTGGGCGTCCTGAACATCTGACGGTAGCCACCCATCTTCTTGGGCACGCCACGCTGGAACCTCGTCCACGTGCCGTCGCTGAACTCGCGCGCCTCGAAGACCGTCCCGTCCCGCTTTATGCCCGGCTGTACGCCGAGGGTGTAGATCAGCGGCTGCTGAGTCTCCGCCACTAAAACGTACCGCCGCCGATGAGGCCCGCGTTAAACGTGGCCACCGTGCTTATCTGCGGGGAGAGTGGGTTGCTGTTGTCGATGGTCATCATGTTGACCCCGCCGGCTGTCAGCCCAAGCTGCGCACTCGAGGCGAGGTACATCCCCGTCGTGGTGTCGTTGATGAAGGAGAAGGAGGGCGCGCCGGCGGAGCCGTCCGTTACAAAGTAGGTCGCTGTCCCCGACTGCGTCAGGATGTACAGGAAGTTGCCGTCGCTCAGGACCACCGCCGTCGTGTTGGACAGCAGCGATATGGGTGCCTGCGAGCTGCCCGAGACTTGGAACGTGACGTCGTACCCGTTCTGGTTTGTGGCGTTTGAGAGGATGTAAATCTGCGTGATGGCGGGCAGCGTCACGTCGAGGTCCACCGCGCGCGTCCCGGCCAAGGCCACGTAGGTCTGGATGATGGGCGCGAAGCTGACGAGGCTTAGTGTGGTGCCGGGGATGCTGTCGACGTCGTAGGTGGCCGCCGTGAAGGTTGCGCTGGTGGGGTTCGCGAGGCCGACGGTGTAGAAGTCCCCGTTGACGTAGTCGAACACGACCATGCCCGAGTCGCCCGGGTTGAAGGTCACCGTAACGGAGCCGTTCAGTGTCGAGGTGCCCTGAGGCACCATCGAGATAGCGCCCGAGCCGCTGTTGCGGAAGAGGATGTACCACCCCGGGGTGATGCTCGCCGCCGTGGGGAGTGTGATGGTGTCCGCCCCGCCCGTCCAGATGTAACTGAGCGCACGGCTGGCGTTGTTTATCGTCGGCGCCACGGAGGTGGTCACGATGCCGTAGGAGGTCGCCAGCTTTCCGCTCGACGTGGTGAGCCCGCTCCCGGCCAAGGAGGCCGCGTCCGCCGCGGAGGTGCCCGTGCCGTAGGTGAAGTTGTGCCAGACACCCGCGCTGGTGCTGTTGTCGACGAGGTAGAAGTACCGCGCGTCACCGGCGGCGAGTGTCACCGAGTTGGCGTTGTCCTTGTCCTGAATGATGAGGGTGTAGGCGCTGACGTTGCGGAAGAGTATGTCCGTCCCGACGGAGCCCTGATCGCCGTAGGGCAGCGTTATAATTAGCTCGTCGACGCTCTGGTCGCAGTCGATGATGCGCGCCGCGGCCGTGTCCACCCCGCCCGGTGCGACGTACGCGGGCCACGTCAGGGAGACGTCCGCGCTAAATGACAGGCTGAGGTAGCTTACGTCTGTTGGCTGGACGACGTCCCCCGTGAAGGGGGATGTGAATGTGGTCATCTTTACGGCTCCTGAATGCTGGTGTTGCGGTCTATGCCGCGGCTTGCGTTCTCGCCCTTGAGCGCGGCCATGGAGGTGTCGTAGTACTGCTTCCAGACGCCGATCTTGTCCAGCGACTTCAGGAAGCCCTGAGCCTGCAGAAGGGTGCCAAAGAGCAGCGCCTGCGGCGCCTCCCGCGTGATGAGGTTCTCTTGGTTCTCCGCGTCGAGGGGCTGTATGCGGCTGTAGTAGGTCGCCTGCACCGTGTACGCTAGGTCGGGTATGGGGGCGAATGACCAGTGGTTGTAGTCGTAGTCCGCGTAGTAGATCGGCTGACCCTCGGGTGTCTCGCCCTGATACATCGCGACGTAGTCCTGCGATCGGTGTAACACAGGGGCTCCGTTGATGCTCATGGAGACGGTCTTCCTCCAGCGCGCGGGCTTCACCAGCGTGGCGCCCTGCGTCCCGGCTATGAGCGTCGTGTTGACGGGGGAGAGCTCCCAGAGGGTCTTGACCTGAGAGGCTATCTCCTGCTCCGCCAGCATGATGAGTCGCGGTATCTGGTCGAGGAAGGAGGCGTCGTTCCGCTCCGAGTAAGTTATAACGTCCGTGACCAGACTGTCATACGTCATTGCCTGTGCGGCCATGGCTACCTCGTGTAGTACGAAATGTTAGGTGTCAGGTAGATCGGGGACTTGTCGCGCTCCTCGTCCTCGGCCTGACGCAGCCACTCCTTGGCCTGACCCTCGAGGTACGTGATGCGGGCAAGGTCTACCCCGGGCACCTGCAAAGACACCTTGTGGGAGAGCTGGGCTTGTATGGCGGCGAGCCACCTGTTGGGCATGTAGAGGCTGTCCGTGAGCGTCCCGACGTCCTGCAGCTCGGTCTCTATGACAAGCTGGAATACTTGGAAGTCGTTGTCGGGGATTGGCCAGAGGTACATCTGTGGCACGATCTGGCGGTCCATCCAGTACTGCAGGGAGCGTTGGCTCGTGAACTGCTTGTTGGGTAGGTTCCAGTAGTCGTCCCGGTTCAGCCGCGCCAGCGGGATGTCCTGCTGCGTGTAGGAGAACGAAATCTGGCGCAGTGAGAACGTGGTGGCGACCGTCTCACGGAGGCGGTAGTAGATGTGCTCGGGGGTGGGGTCGACCTGAAAGTAGTACCACTCCCTGTCCGCAAGGGTGACCGCTGGGAGTGTCTGTCGCACCACCCACGTCACACCGTCCTCGCTGGTCTCAAATACGAAGTTGTACGTCGCCGCGCCGTAGGAGTTAAAGCCCGCCTGAATGATCCTCTGCCCCGCGCTGTACGATGCGCCGAACCAGTTGTTTGGTGCGGCGGCGGAGGTGGCGAAGTTGTCGAGGGTCTGACTAAAAAGATTTATTGCGTTGACGTTGGTTGTGGGCAGCGCGGAGCTGATCTGGGGCGTGATGATGTAGCGCCAGTTCGCCTCACGGACGTCTATCGTGCCCTCGGGGAGTGTCAGGACGGACTGGTTGGTCTGCGTCCCCAAGAGGATGCTCTTCAGCATCCAGAGGTTCACGCCACGGTTGGAGGCGTTCTGGAGTATGTAGAAGAGTGCCTGACGCGCCCCGTTGACGTACTGGGGTGTCTGCTCCTCCGCGGCCTTCCCAGACTCACGGAATGCGAACTCGATGAGCTGCGCGACCGTTATCTTGGTCTGGTTAATTGTCCCCGAGTACGACATCTTTTATCGACCCCTTCCAGCGGCTTTTCTTTCCGGCAGCTTCCCCTTGGCGGGGCCAGCTTTGACAAATTCCTTGCCGACCTTTTGCTTGATCCCAATTTTCTTGGCAAACTCCGGGGAGTGCGCAACGCCCTGCATCAGGCGCTGCTGTGCCTTAGACTGGATGGGCATGTTAAAACCCGGGGCGGTAGGGGCTGATAAGACCCTGCTGCTGGGGCTGCATCGCGCCGGGTGCTGGTGTCATGCCCGGCTGGGGTATGACACCCGTGGCCGCCGCGCCCATGCCGCCGGAGGGCTGCGCGGGTCCCATGCCTCCCATGGGGATCGCGCCGCCGTCGGCGTACCCCGGGTAGGACGGGGGCATCGGCATCGGGGGGCGCTGCGGGGTCATGGGGGAGGGCGCGGCGGGTGCGCCCGAGCCGAGCCGTTTCCTTGCCATCAACTTGGTGAGGATCGCGCGCTCCGCGGGGGAGATGGCACCTATGCCGGACATGCCGTTGTTGGCGTCCTGCGAGTCGGGGTAGGTCATTGCTTTGCCGTAGGCGCCGCTCGAGGCGCGCTGCTGCTGTGCGTCCTGCACCTGCTGCATCATCTCGGGGGTCATGCTGCCGCCATCGGCGAATGAGGGCGTCTCCTTGCCCTTGACCGCGGCCTTGGAGGGGGCGTCGGCCTTCTTGTCGCCCGTGGGCTTGACCTTGGTCATCCCGCCGGCCTTGAGCTTCACCGCCGCGGAGGGGGCGTCGGCCTTCTTGTCGCCCGTGGGCTTGACCTTGACCATCCCGCCGTCCTTGAACTTCATCGCCGCCGAGGGGGCGCAGGCCTTCTTGTCGCCCGTGGGCTTGACCTTGGTCATCCCGCCGTCCTTGAACATGCTGACGGTGCCCTTCTCCTTCTTGGCGCGGCCACCCCGGCGGAGCTTGGAGAGGTCTGTCTTCGAGCCCTCGTGCTCCTGCTTGTCGTGCATCGAGAAGGCCTTCTTGACGATCTTCTTGTCCTGAGCCACGTCCTGCGAACCCTCGGAGGTCTCGCTGTGGCGGCTCTTGTAGACAGCCCCACCCTCCTTGTAGCACTTAATGTCGGACTTCATCTTCGGAAGAGCGTTAAATTCTTTCATGGTAACCTCGAGGTTAGTGTTTGTCGGATCGCGGAGTGGCCTACTCCTATAACCACTTATGCAAAAAACGGGGTGTTTTCGCCCCTACTTAGCAAGAAAGAGCGCCACCTCCCGGTGCCGGCGCTTAGTCAGCGCCTTGGGCTTGACCCACCCAAGGAACGCCCTCCCGGCGCCCGCCTCGTCCCCCAGATTCATCCTGCGGACGACCTCGGAGCCCTTGAACCTGTCCTCCCCGATGTTGAAGCACAGGGAGGCCATGGCGTCAAACTGGTTCTGGGTGTACGGCACCCAGAGGGCGTCCGATATGGCCAGCTCGCACTTGGCCAAGTCGTACAGGAACATCTCGAGCACCTCGGGGTCGCTCAGGACGGCCCTCAGGAGCCTCCGCTCCCCCTTCCTGATGTGGTGCCCCACCCCAATCGTCCAGTTGCCCTGTATGTCCCTGTAGGCGCTGTTTCGGAAGCCCTCGAGGCGGGTTATGAACTCTACGGTTGTGGGCTGTATGCCGGCCCTAGTTGGTGGCTCCTCCACGGGTTCCGTGGAGCCGATGAACATCGAGGACAGCACAAATCCAATGATGAGTACAGTTAGACCGGGCTTGAGCACGGGCACCTCCCATGTAACTTACACCCAACACTAATACAAAATTAGCGCCGGGAGTCAATCACCTTTGAGGGATGTTGCCCCCGACGGGGTTCTTGGCGCCGACTGGTGCCGCGGTGCCCACCAGCGTCCCCGGGGGGATGGTGGTGGCCGTCCACGGGCTCTCGTTCATGGGGCCGAGGCAATCCGCGAGCGTCACCCCGTTGACCTTCTTGTCGCGCTTGCGGCACAGCATGGACCACTGGTTGGCCATCCCACCCCCCGGCGCTATTGTGGTGGTGAAGGTGCGGATCACGGCCGGCTTGACGGCCCACGTGGGGGCCTGCGGGTAGCTCGTCTCGGTGGAGAAGAGGCTCCAGACGAACCCGGCGGGTGCCTTGCAGGAGTTAAACATCAGGCTCATGTCCGCGAAGGCACTCCCGTTCAGCACGGGGCACACGGAGATGCCCTCCCGGAAGGCGGTGCCTTTCACGGTGATGGAATTCCCTGTCGGGGCGGTGGGGCTGGCGGCGCACAGGGCGTACTCGCCCTTGCATATCTTGAGGCTGAGTGGGTCCGCGATGGAGAGCTGTGAGGCCAGCGTCAGGAGGGCAAACAGAATAATCTTAGGCATATTTCCTCGTTCCGGTTTTGTCAATAATTAGTACGCTTCGTCTCGGCGCGTCACTCAGGGTGTTTGGCACCGAGATATGGGTCCAGCTGTCAAACTCGCGTATGACTTGATCGAAGGGGAGGTTGGACTGAGTCACGCGCCGCACCACCTCGTCCGGGGTCATGCCGGGCACGCGGAGGTCCGCGGCGCAGCCCAGCCTGTGCTGGCTGGTGTCCTTGGAGCCCACCGCGTCATTGACGGCCTTGGAACGGTAGGCGGAGTTTATTACGACTGCCCCGCCCCCGAGGAGGTTCTTGAGCGACTCCAGCAGTGCGGCGAGGCGCCTGAGGTTGATTAGCGCCCGGTCGTCGGGGGTGTTGTCGAGGGCGCGGTGGTCGGTTCGGGTCAGCTCGTCGTAGCTGAAGTGCTCACTTAGCTGCATTACCGATTCCCTTCTGCGCCTTTGACTTTCTCCACTGTTCTGTACGCGCCAAGACCAAGCATTCCGAACAAGACCGTCATCAGCGTGTCCATCTCCAACGAGGGCGGTAACGTCCAGCCAAATAGGTTTTGCATTACCCAGCCTAGTATCGGTCGTGCAATCACTTGGTAAAACAGACCACCCGCACAAGTCCAGCCAACCGCAGGACGCCACCCAGAAATGAACCAATTAGGATTAGCGGCCTCCACAGCATTTACGCCAATTTGAGCCTTGGCAAGGTCGGTGGTTGAAGCAAGTTTTGCAAGTTCCCCGTTTTGCTCCATACGAGCAAGTTCTAGAGTGGCGGCAGCTTTAGCTACAGGATCAGGAAAAAACCGATCAATCAGCCCCTTACCTAAATCAAACAATCCAGATAAGAGCAGCGGGTTCATTACCTGTCGGCCTTCTGTTCCAGCTTCTCGAATATCTTAGCCAGCATTGCTTTGATGTCCCGAATATCCTCCCGGTAATCATCACGCGCAACGTACTCTTTAGGAAGGTCTTCACGCAGCTTCGCTAGGTCGGCCTTCAGTTCCTTAACCGCAGACCAGAGTTCACGCGCAAACCATCCGAGAACTACAAAACCGCCACCAATGAGCGCGTTAATCAGGTCTTGGTTGTTCATGCCATTTCAACCCAAGCCAAGGTTTCCTCATTCCATGTGTAGCGTTTGTCATCTACAGGCATAGGAGTCGGCGCAGTCCACTGGCAAGTCTCTTCGACTAAAGTCCAGCTTGGGAAAGGTTTAGGCGGGATAAACGCATCGCGTCCAGCATCAAAGGTAAATCCGATACCGGCGTAATTCTTACGTTTATTCCCGTTGTAGGAAGTCTGCTTCCACTCCCCGCCCAATAGCCGCTCACAGAACGCAGCGCCAAGGTACTCTTTCTCAACGCCTTGAGAGTCAGCCGTGTCCGTGTTCGATACGACAATGACCTGAGTGACTACACCGTTTTCTACTTTAGCAAAATGTGCCATGTTTATCCCTTTACCATGTGATTATT